ATCCCTGCTGGTAAAACTGGTTATCTATACAGAGGTGTTTGTACCGCTCAATCTTCTGCTGATGGTAGCGGTCACATGTTCGTTAGATATGAGAACCAAACGGCATTTAGGATCGCTCATTCATTTGAGGTTGCTGGTGTTGGCGGTCAATATGATTATGACTTCTCGTTCCCAATCCGTATTCCAGAGAAATCTGATATCGATGTAAGGATTACAACCAGATCAAACAACGGTCGTTATACAGCAGCATTCGATCTATTACTACTAACAGAGCAGTAAGATGAAAAACTATAAAGAAATCAAACAACTTGCTGAAGAAGCAAAGAAAAAAGAGAAGGAAGAGAAGAAGTTCTGTAGGCTCTGTCAGAAACCAGAGACCAGAGATGAATGTTCCTATGGTGAGAAAGCATGGGATCGTTTTGCTGTCCCCATCAAGTCAGTCAAGAAAGAGGAGGTAGATCTATCTGATGGATTTGAACTCGACGAATCAGCCTGGACCAGAAAAGAAGGACAAAACAAAAAAGGAGGACTTAACGAGAAAGGAAGAAAGTCTTACGAGAGAGAAAATCCAGGATCTGACCTCAAAGCACCTAGCAAGAAGGTTGGAAATCCCAGGAGGGCATCCTTCTGCGCTAGAATGAAAGGGATGAAGTCCAAACTGACTTCAAAGAAAACCGCAAAGGATCCAGATTCCCGCATTAACAAATCCTTACGTGCGTGGAATTGCTGAGATAGATTGTTATAATTACTATTGAGTTACTTTACAATGATGAAACTAACCTCGGATGATGTCAATAGGTTGATCCGTGCTTGTGAGTTCTACAAGCACGAAACTAGTTCAGAGTATATGTGGGATCAATACCAACACTTGATTGAGAAGTTGAGGTATTATGAAGAAGAAAACTGCGTTGCAGACTAATGGGACACTTTGCAAGCTGGGTTCTAAATAACCCATATACACTTGGAGCACTTTGTTATGCTCTCATCGTTTTCCCCATTATGGGTATTTGGTACATCCACAGGAAGTGAAGTTGTCTGGAGTGTCATTATACTTCTGTGCTGTGGCCTAGCATTTACTCTGTATTGCGTCATTTATATACTCCGTATGGCAAACGAAGAAATGAAAGAACTTGATTTTGATAAAAATGATAAGGATAATTGACAATTTTTTGGAAGAGAAGCACTTTAATATAATAAAGGATTTTGTCAGTCACCCAGAATTAAAGTGGCAGCATGGAAAAATGTTGCCAGAAAATTTATTATCTTGTGATGAGCGAGAAAATTATCAAGAAGGATATATCCTATACTGCAATGGGGAATACAATTCTGCCGAATTGAATTTAATTTTGCCCATCTTAAAAAAATTACAAGCAACCGTCTTATTAAAAGCGAAGATTAATAAAACAGTTGCCAGACAATCAAACCTTTTAGTTGGATGGCACACTGATACAACGGAAGATCATTGGGCTGCAGATAAAAATCCAATGACAGCAATTTTTTATATTAACACCAATGATGGTTATACTATTATTGATGATGAAGATCAAAAGATAATCAACTGTATTGAGAATAGGATAGTTATTTTCGATTCGCATTTGAAACATACTGGTGTTACATGCTCAAATACTAGTAATAAATTACTAATCAATATAAATTACTACTAGTTACTCAAATACATATGGGCGCACTAGTTCCACCAAGCAGGAAGAGTTGTTACAACTTCCGAGTAGTAGAGATCACGAAGATCATTGACGGCGACACAATCGATGTTGTTATTGATCTAGGGTTTGATCTCTACAAGAAAGAAAGAGTTAGAGTTGCTGGGATCGATACCCCAGAGAAGCGCACAACGGATGCAGAGGAGAAGGCGTTAGGTATCGATGCAACAAATTGGTTGAAGAAGCAACTAGAGGATGCGATTGCTGGCGAGGAAGACCTCGTTATTCGCACAGAACTAGAAGGTGGTTTCGGTAAGTATGGTCGTCTGCTCGGATGGTTGTATCTTGGCATCGACGCCGAATTGTCATTGAACGAACAAATGATTAAGGAAGGCTACTGCTGGGCGTATGACGGTGGAACCAAGTGCAAGAACTTTGAAGAACTCAAAGAAATCAGACGCGCCAACGGAACTCTCGTTGAGTAACCCGTATATTATAAAAAAGTAATCTCTGTGTAAAGAGATACTTATAAAATCGTAGCCAATTGTAACACTATTTTCTGCTACATAGCTTATAATGAATGTAGCAGAGAGTTACACTTATGTACGGATTTTATGTCCTTGTCGTGTTCGTTGCAATCCTGGTAGCATATGCTGGGGTTGAAGAAACCATGAAACTCTTTGCCTTCGCTGATCTGCAGGTGCGTCATGCATTCGTGCAGTTACAGATGAAGTGGATGGGTTGGAAACTTAAGAGACAACTTATTAAGGATACAACCAACTTTGAAAAGTTCCTCAAGGAGTACGACAAATGAATACCAAAACTTGCCAGAAGTGCGGCGCAACTTGGATTGACGGACAGCACTACTGGACTGGCACTAACAAGATAGGCAATGAACTTGACCTAGCTGGTTTGGTGTGTAACAAACTTGGCGATGATAACTGCATCAACCCATGTAGAGGAAAAGAGGGTGGTGTAACCTGGGAGAAAAGATTGACTACACTGGACGAGGATTTCCCCAAGGACTAAATATCAAGTAGTGACTAGGTTTTTGTTGTGGCGACTGGAAGTGATGTATATTTGGGTAACCCGAACCTAAAGAAGGCGGGAACCCCAATCAATTTTACCAAAAAGCAAATCGACGAATGGATCAAGTGCAAGAACGATCCGATCTATTTTGCTGTCAACTACATCAAGATCATTTCTCTCGACGAGGGTTTAGTGCCCTTCGAAATGTATGACTTCCAACAAAAGATCCTCGAAGATTTCCACAACAACCGATTTAACATCGCAAAGTTGCCAAGACAAACTGGTAAATCCACCACGGTGGTTGCTTATCTATTATTCTATGCAATTTTTTATGATAGTGTCAACATTGGTATTCTTGCGAACAAAGCATCTACCGCCAGGGAACTTTTAAGTAGATTACAACTTGCATACGAAAACTTGCCAAAGTGGATGCAGCATGGTGTATTGGTATGGAACAAAGGTAATGTGGAGTTAGAGAATGGCAGTAAGATATTGGCAGCTTCTACATCTGCGAGTGCTGTCCGAGGCATGTCGTTTAATATCCTCTTCCTCGACGAATTCGCTTTCGTTCCAAACCATGTTGCAGAGCAATTCTTTGCATCTGTTTATCCTACTATTACTTCTGGTAAAAGCACAAAAGTCATAATCATCTCAACGCCGAATGGCATGAACCACTTTTATAAGATGTGGGAGGATGCCAGACGAGGTAAGAATGGTTATGTTACTAACGAGGTTCATTGGTCGCAGGTTCCTGGCAGAGATGCCAAGTGGAAAGAAGAAACGATCAAGAACACTTCACCCAGACAGTTCGCTCAAGAATTTGAGTGTGACTTCCTAGGATCTGCTGATACACTTATCAGTCCATCCAAACTACAAACTATTCCATTCGCAGACCCCATCGCTAGCAATGCAGGACTTGATGTTTACGAAAGAGTACAAGATAATCACGAATACATTATTACTGTGGATGTTGCCAGAGGAATTGGTGGCGACTATAGTGCTTTCCTCGTGTTTGATATCACCACACTGCCGTATAAGATCGTGGCAAAGTACAGAAATAATGAAATTAAACCTGTACTGTTTCCCTCGGTAATTTTCCAAGTTTGTAAAGAATATAATAACCCATACGTTCTGGTAGAAGTAAATGACATTGGCGATAGTATTGCTGCAACTCTCAATTACGATCTTGAGTATCCTAACGTCCTTATGTGTGCTATGCGTGGCAGAGCGGGTCAGATCGTCGGACAAGGTTTTTCAGGAAACAAAACACAACTAGGTGTGAAGATGAGCGTGACCGTCAAAAAAATTGGTTGCGCCAACCTCAAAGCAATTATTGAAGAAGATAAACTACTCTTCAACGACTTCCAGATCTTCCAAGAGCTTACCACATTCGTGCAGAAGAAGCAAGCATGGGAAGCAGATGAAGGATACCATGATGACCTTGTGATGTGTATGGTTCTCTTTGCATGGTTAGTCATGCAAGAATACTTCAAGGAGATGACAGATCAGGATGTCAGGAGGAGAATTTATGACGAACAACGTAATCAGATCGAGCAAGATATGGCTCCCTTTGGTTTTATCGATGACGGGTTGGGCGATGATACCTATATTGATGGTGATGGATCACTATGGGAGTATGGAAATACTCAGGAAGAAGTAAGTTATATGTGGAACTACTGATGGAACTTGGAGATCAATTTGAATTAGAACATCTTCTTTTTAAAGAAAGAAAGTGTAGAGTTTGTGGTGAAGTTAAAGATCTCCTAACCGATTATTATGTTGTGAGGAAGCACAAGAAATATCTTCCATCAGCATATTCATATGAATGCAAAGACTGTACTGTGAAAAGGGTTATGGATTCTAGGAAGAAGAGGGATCCATTTACAGACTGGGGATATCCAGACTGGTAGTTCATGCACAGTTTCCCCGTTTGAAGAAGAGGAAAATCTAAATAGATTTAGATAAATTTGATATCTAAGAGGTAAAAACATGGCAAGTCAAGTCTCGCCTGGTGTTGTTATTAGAGAGAGTGATTTATCCAATGCGGTAGTTGTAGGAGCACAGGCAATTGTTGGTGCTTTTGCTTCATCATTCCGTACTGGACCAGTAGGCAAAATTACACCAATCGGTTCTGAGAGAGAACTGATCGACACTTTCGGCGCACCAGCTGAGGCAAATGCTTCTGATTGGTTGGTTGCATCAGAGTTTCTCCGTTACGGCGGACAACTAGCAGTTGTTAGAGCAGCAACTGGAGTTCTAAATGCAACTCTTTCTGGAACACCAGTTCTTGTTGCAGACAAAGATGCTTTCGATGCTGGCGTAACTTCAGAAAAGTTTGTTGCACGTTATGCAGGTGCTGACGGCAATAATCTACGTGTTGTAATCGTTGATCGTGGTGCTGACTACACAGTAGTAAGTCCTTCTCACGGTCTTTCGGTTGGTGGAACTTGGACAGATGGCGCTGCAGTAACTCACGAAGTTTATGAAGTTGTCAATGCAAATACAATTAGAATTGTTAAAGGTTCAGCAGTTCCAACCGCAGGTGTTGGAGAAACTGTAACAGCTTTCACAAATTCAGATTGGAATAATATTGAAATTGGTTCAACTGGTTTAACATACAAAGCAATTGCTCCACGTCCTGGAACTTCTGCATATGCTGCAGAGCGTTATCTTTCACATGACGAAGTTCATGTTGTTGTGGTAGATGAAGCAACAAATACTATTGTTGAGAGAATGACATATCTCTCAAAACTGACCGATGGTAAGTCACCAGAAGGTAACTCAACTTACTGGAAGGATTATGTTAATGAGTTCTCTGGTTACATTTATGCTGGTGCTGCTCTTGGTGCTGCAGAGCAAACAACTTCTGGAGAGGATTCTGGACAAGCATCTGCTTCATATGGTGCTACTGCAGCAGCTCCTCTAGAACTATCGAGAATTTTACTCACTGCAGGTGGTGCTCTATCTGGTGGCGTAGATGATTACGCATACACTCCAGGAGAAATCATTGCAGCATATGATGAGTTCCTAGATACAGAAGCAACTGAAATCGATTTCGTTCTAATGGGCGGATCTATGACAAACGAAAACGACACAATTGCTAAGGCAGAAGCAGTTGCTGCTGTTGCTAATAGCAGAAAAGATTGTGTTGCGTTTATTTCTCCATATGTTGGTGCTCAAGTTGCTACTTCTGGTGGTAGTGCTTTAACTCCAGCAGAACAGCTAGAGAGAACTATTTCTTTCTTTGACAACATTGGATCTTCTTCATATGTTGTTCTAGACAGTGGAATCAAATACACTTACGATCGCTTCAACGATAAGTATCGTTATATTGGTTGCAACGGCGACGTTGCTGGTCTATGTGTTTCAACTTCTGCAGTTCTAGATGACTGGTTCTCACCAGCAGGTCTAAATCGTGGTGGTCTTCAGAATGTTGTGAAGCTCGCTTTCAATCCTAACAAGGCACAGAGAGACGATCTTTACACAGCAAGAATCAACCCAATCGTTTCTTTCCCTGGTTCTGGTCCAGTTCTCTTTGGTGATAAAACTGGTCTTGCTTCACCTTCTGCTTTCGATAGAATCAACGTTCGTCGTCTATTCCTCAACGTTGAGAAGAGAGCAAGAGGTCTAGCAGAATCAGTACTCTTTGAACAGAATGATACAACGACTCGTTCCAATTTCTCTGCTGCTATTTCATCGTACTTATCAGAGATTCAGGCACGTAGAGGTTTAACAGACTTCCTCGTTATTTGTGATGAGAGCAATAATACTCCAGAAATTATTGATAGGAATGAGTTTGTTGCTGAACTCTACCTCAAGCCAACACGTTCCATCAACTTCGTAACAGTTACTGTAACTGCTACAAGAACTGGAGTTTCGTTCGCTGAAGTCATCGGTAGATGATAATTAGTTATAGAGAAAAACATCACAGAGGTAACCACTAATGGCATCGTCAAACGTAAGTCAGTTTTTAAGCACTATTGGTCAGGGCGTGAAGCCCAACATGTTCCTGATCAATGTGCAGTTTCCATCACAAATTAGCGGTGGAAAAGATCTAAACCTTACAAATTTACTTTGTAAGTCAGCAGCACTTCCAGGTTCTAACTTGGGTGTTATCGAAGTTCCTTTCCGTGGAAGAACTGTTAAGATTGCAGGTGATCGTACATTCGACACCTGGACCGCAACATTCTTCAACGATAAGGACTTCAAACTCCGCACATATTTCGAAGAGTGGGCGAATAGCATCAACACTCACGAGGGCAACACTGCTCCTCTGTTTGTTCCAAATAACTCAGAAGGTTATATGGCAGATCTTCAAGTTGATCAACTTGAGAAGGATTCGAGTGAAGAGGGTGCTATCCTAAGAAGATACACCCTACGTCACTGCTTCCCAACTAACGTTTCCCAGATTGATCTTGCTTATGATAGCAATGATCAGATCGAAGAATTCACTGTTGAGTGGCAGTATTCATTCTTCACTGCGGAAGCACCTACTGGTTCTAGAGGCGAAGTTTCTAGCATTCCAGTAGTCTGATAAATAGTTGGAAGCACACAGTTGAATAGATAATCATGAGTCAGTTATTTGGCTTCCAAATCAATAGAAAGGAGGGACAGAAGGGACAATCCCCTGTCCCTCCTTCTGCTGATGAACCCATCTCAGTTGCTGCTGGTGGGTATTACGGAACATATGTAGAGACGGACAATCAAGCTCGCAATGAGTTTGAGATGATCCGTCGTTATCGTGATATGGCGTTACATCCAGAAGTGGATAGTGCAGTTGATGAAGTTGTAAATGAATTTATTGTTAGCGACGCTTATGATAGTCCAGTCGAAATCAACCTAGACAATCTTGAGGTTGGTGCTGGAGTAAAGAAAAGAATTCGAGATGAGTTTGATTATATCAAACGTCTTCTTAACTTTGACAATCGCGCACATGAGATTGTCAGAACTTGGTACATCGACGGTAGATTATTCTACCACAAAGTAATCGATCTAGATAATCCAAAGAAAGGTATTACGGAACTTCGTTATATTGATCCAATGAAGATCAAGAAGGTCCGTCAGAAAATCGATAATACTCCAAAAGATTCTCTAGCGAAAGCAGCAATCAAAGGCACGGCGCTTGAGTATGAATATGGTACGTTTGTTGATTACTATCTTTACAATCCAAAAGGATTTTACCAGGGAGGTGTTCTGGGACCAGTTGGTGATATGTCTTTGTCACAAGGCGTAAAGATGGCAACTGACTCGATCACCTTTGTTCCTTCAGGACTCCAAGATCTAAACAAGAGAATGGTTCTTGGTTTCCTCCACAAAGCGATCAAGTCTCTCAATCAACTCCGCATGATTGAAGATTCACTTGTTATCTACAGACTATCACGCGCACCAGAACGTAGAATTTTCTACATCGATGTAGGCAATCTACCTAAGGTAAAGGCAGAACAATACTTGCGCGATGTCATGTCGCGCTACAGAAACAAACTTGTCTATGACGCGCAAACAGGAGAGATGCGTGATGATAAAAAGCATATGTCAATGCTTGAAGACTTCTGGCTCCCTCGTCGTGAGGGTGGTAGAGGAACTGAAATCACTACACTCCCAGGCGGTCAAAACCTTGGCGAACTCAAGGACGTTGAGTATTTCAAAAAGAAACTTTACAACTCACTCAACCTACCACCTTCCCGCCTTACGGATGACAACAAAGGGTTTAATCTTGGTAAGACCACTGAGGTTCTCAGGGATGAACTTAAATTTACTAAGTTCATCGGTCGTCTCCGCAAGCGTTTCAGCGAACTATTCCACGATATTCTCAAGACGCAACTAATCCTCAAGGGTGTTATTTCACCAGAAGATTGGGATGACATGAAGGAGCATATCCAATATGACTATCTGTTTGACAATCATTTCAACGAACTGAAAGAAATTGAAATGATGAACCAGCGTATGCTGACTGTCACTCAGATGGATGTGTTTGTCGGCAAGTATTTCTCAGTTGAATACATTCGCCGCAACATCCTCGGTCAGAAAGATAAGCAGTTTGATGAAATTGATAAGCAGATCAAGGGAGAGATTGCTTCTGGTCTTGCAATTGATCCAGCACAAACCAATATGATGGATACGATGGCGCAGCAGAATACTGCATTCCAACCAGAACTGCAGGATATTCAGGCACAAGATTCTGCCGAAAGAGAATCAGAAGCAGCTGATGCAAACGTGGATCGTGAGATCAAAAAAGCGAAGGCAATGCCTAAACCCACTCCAAAGTCTAAATAAAATATACTGAATTATTATTATGTCAGAACAAAATACTGAGCAGGGTGTTGTTGATATTATCAACAAGATCAGCGATAACGATAGAGCATCCGCTATTGATGCTATTCAGGACTTACTTTTTGCTAAGGCATCTGATGCCATGGCAACATATAAGCAGGTTGTAGCGAAAACATTCTTTGACGAACCCACCGAAACAGAGACCGATGAAACTGATAACGGAACAGATTGAAGACGTAAAGATCCTTACTGAGGAGAAAGACGGAAAGAAGCTTCTTTATATTGAAGGAGTTTTTCTTCAATCAGAACTAAAGAACCGCAATGGTCGTATGTATCCTTTTGAGGTTCTCTCCCGCGAGGTAGAGAGATACACAGAAGAATATGTAAAACCAAAGCGTGCTCTTGGCGAGCTCGGTCACCCCGATGGTCCGACTATCAACCTCGATAGAGTATCACACAGAATTGTAGATCTTCACGCTGAAGGACATAACTTCATCGGTAAGGCACAAATCCTAGATACGCCGATGGGTAACATCGCTAAGTCTCTTCTTGGCGAAGGCGTCCAACTTGGTGTTTCCTCTCGTGGTATGGGAAGTATCGACAAGCGTGAAGATATCTCAATCGTCCGTGATGATTTCTTCCTCACCACCGCTGCTGATATTGTAGCAGATCCTTCCGCGCCTGATGCATTTGTTAATGGCATCATGGAAGGCAAAGAGTGGATCTGGGATAATGGAATTCTAAAAGAAGCGAAAGTTGATAAATACCGCAGATACATGGATGAGGCCACGCGCCACACTATGGAAGAGAGAACCCTCAAAGTTTTTGAGGATTTTCTCAGAAAGTTATGATTTCATAAATAAACTTAGATTAATTATACGGAAATTAAGAGGTAAACTCAAATGTCAGATATGCTAAACGAAAAGTTTGAAGAGTTTGTTACCGAGCAAAAGGTGATTCTGGAAGCTGGCGATCCTATGCCAACAGTTTCCGCGAATGTAATCCCTGGTGCTGGAAGCGACCCTTCACAGGTTTCTGACGTTCAGACTGCAAAGGCTGGCGGCAAGGATCCTGCTCCTACCGTTCAACCTTCGGTTGCTATTGGTCAGTCTGCACCGACTGATCTTGGAGGTTCAACCTCCGCTCCTCTCCATTCAAATGACGAGGACGGTGAAGAAAATCCTGGCGCTAAAGCAGCGGCACCTATCTCGCAAATTTCTGGTGATCCCCAACTAGCAGCTAAAAAAGATGCTGGTGACATGGGTAAGCAGGTAACCGTTGCTGTTGATGCAGCATATGGCATTACCAAAATGGGCGGCGCAGTTACATATCCAATTCATGCAGGTTTTGAAATTGATATGTCCGACGACGTTGCTGCTCTCCTAGAGGGCACAGAACTCTCTGAAGAGTTTGCCGAAAAGGCAAAAACAATCTTTGAAGCTGCTGTAAAAGCAAAACTTTCAGAAGAGTATGACAGACTTGTAGAGCACTTTGCTAACGAACTCGAAAAGCAAGTAGAAGCTGCTAAGGCAGAACTTTCCGAGGAAGTTGATGGCACGGTGAACTACGCTATCGGTCAATGGATGGAGCAAAATCAGGTTGCTATTGACCGTGGAATCAGAAATGAGATCACAGAAGACTTCATCGCAGGTCTCAAGGGTCTCTTTGAAGAGCACTATATCGCTATCCCCGACGAAAAGGTCGACGTGGTAGAAGGTATGGCAGATCAAATTCGTGAAATGGAAGAGCGTCTTGACGAACAGGTTAAGGCTAACGTGAAACTACAAAATCGTCTTAATGAGTCAGCTAAACTAAACATTCTGAACACAGTTTCGGAAGGACTCGCTGATACTCAGAAAGAAAAACTCGCAGCACTTGCTGAGGGTCTAGAGTTTGTCTCGGAAGAGTCATTCGCCTCGAAGGTAAAAACCATCAAGGAGTCTTACTTCAAAGAGTCAATTGCTACCCCAGCAGAGGTTGTAGATGAAACCCCAGTAGAAGGTGGCGAAGAGGTAACCCCAGCAATGGCGGCATATCTCTCAGCACTCAACCGCTGGTCCTGATTATAACCCCCTATTTTTCCAACGGAGCAAACAAATGTTTAACGCAAAAGCTCTAACCGA